GACAATGCGCTCGCGGACGGGGGCAAGGTTGTTATTGGAAAGGCGGTAGGGAAGATAGAGGCAGTCGAATTCCTGTTCCCGGAGGAGGGAATGGATTTCTGTCACGCTCTCCGGATCGATGCAGTCGTCGGTGTCGGCCCACATGAGGAACTGATGACCGGCTGCCGTGCCGAGGTCGAAGGCCATCTGGCGGGCCGCGCCGAAATTGTCGACATGGGACCAGTCGGCATGCTCGGGGGAATTATAATAAACATTGATCTGGCACCCCATCGACTGCGCGATCTCGAGGGTGCGATCGGGCACCTGGTTTCCGACGGCCCGCACGACGAAGATGTGCGGGGTGAGTTTCTGAAACGAACGGACGAACCGTTCGATGTAGTTCTCGACATTCCCCGCGATGACGCAGAGGGCGAGGGATTTGCCGGGGAGAAAGCTGACGGGATTTTCGGGTTTATTCGGATGCATATTCAGGCATCCCGACTTGTCAACTTAACGGGAAAACCTTTGCCTGATACCCCCTGAAAAGCAGAAAGGGGATCCCGAAGGATCCCCTTGTGCGCGTTAGGAAACTAACCGGATCAGTTGTGCCAGATCACTGCGCCACCCGTGATGCCGCTGGTGTACCCGTAGAGGGACTCCATCGAGACCCAGTGGGTGCCGTTGGCGGGGGCGTAGTGGCGGCGATAGGTGATCGCCAGACCCGTGGCCTCGTCCTCGACGACGCGGCTCTCGATGTAGTAGCTGTTGTCCTGCGGGATGAGGGGACGGACGGCCAGGGCGATCGCGCTCGGGTGAGCGATGAAACCGAGCATGTTGTTGGTGGTCGGCAGGGCGCTGACTTCGTGGGTCTCGAGGCCGAGAACCTTGGGGAGCTTGCCTTCCTTGATCGCGTCGCCACCAAAGGCGAGGTTCGCCAGCAAATTGGTGGAATCGGAAAGGAGGTTGGAGAAACTGTCAGGATTGAGGAGCATGACGCAATCCTCGATCGCGGCGCCGTTCTTGACGAGTGTCGCACGACCGCTGCGCACGGAGGAAACCGTGAAAGCGCTGGCCCCGCTGGTGATGGTGACGCTGGTGAAAGCGTTCGATCCGGCCGTCACGCCGACCGTGCCGCCAATCACATCTTGGAACACGGCCTTGGCGACCGCCTTGCCCTGCTGGAAAGCGAACTTCTCGACATCAACGAAGCTGCTGCCATGGAACTGCTGATCGGTGACGCCGATCGTGGCCTTCTGGTAGCTGGTGATCGAAACCTGGGCGGCGCTGGCGGATCCGGCATCGGCGGACTCATAGGCGGGATAGGCCGTGGTCGCAACAATGTTGGAAACGATGGGAACGCTGATCACGGTGCCGCGACGGGCTGCGTCGGCGGAGTAGCTGGTCGAGAACTTCGCCAGGGGAGCCATCTGGAGCACGAACGCCTCGAGGGCGAGCTGGCTGATGAGGTTGTCGTTGAGTGAGGTCAGGGAGACGGACATGGTCGTGGGTGGTTAGAGTTAAGAGGTGAAGGGTGCGGGGCTTACTTGACGAGGATGTGGCGGAGCTTGTTGAAGTGCTTTTTGGCAAAAGCAAACTGCTCTTTCCCGGTGAGGGAAGCGTAGGTCTCGGCGAGGTCGACGGGGGTCTGCTCGAATGCTCCACCGGCGACGGGTGCGCTACCGGATCCGGCGGTCTCCAGGACGGAGAGCTTGGCCGTAATCTCGGCGAGCTTGGCGGCCATTCCCTCGTCCTCATCCATCGGGGCGGCCTTGTCGCCGATGACTTCCTGCGCCTCGGCGGCTGCAAGGGCCTCGAGCTTCTCGTTCAGGGAAGAGAGCGCGGCGTTGATGGGTTCGAGCGCTTTTGCAAGCGCGGCGGAGAGCGCCTCTTCGGCGGTCACGGGCGTGGGGTTGGCGTCGGTCGACATAGTGTCCAAAATCTCGCTGTCAACTTGCTTGGGCATCTGCTCGATGACGTCGGGCAGGGTCTCGGCGACGTCGGCGGGGGCGTCGACGACCGGCTGCGGAAGCGAATCGGCGGCAATCTCCTCGGGGGTGAGTCCCTTGTCGCTCGGGGCGATGGTGCGGTTTTGCACTTTGGCAGCTTGGGATGACTTGGCAGCCTTCGACGCTTTCAGCTTCCGGGATCCGATCTTGGCCGAATAGAGTCCGCCCTCGTTGGCCGCCGGCTGGCTGACCAGATCGACGCTGGTGAGGTCGGTGATGCGGGCAAATTGCTGGCCGTCGATTTCCTCCAATCCTCCCGTCCAGGCAATCGAAAAACCCAACTGATCGGGAAAAATGTCGAGGATCTTGGCATAGTAACCGGAGAGGGGATTCTCCTCGATCAAGTCGAGGTCGGCCTTCACCTGGTCGCCGTCGAGGTAGAAATTCGACATGGCACCGATCAAGTCGGTGACGGTCTCGTTGTGATCGGGGAAAACTTTCAGCGGGGCGTTCTCGTTGCCGAGTTGCAGCACCTGCTGAAGCGTGGTGGCATCGATAAAGCAACCGTGACCAAGCGCAGGGCCCGCCGTGATGACGGAAATGGAAGGAAATTTCATACGCTCCGGTGGGAGCGTCAACGCTTTACCGATTCATCCTTTAAGCCTGCGGCATTCCGACGATGTCGGCCTGTGGTCTCGGGGGAAGGGGTGAAGGCAACACGACGGGCGAGGGCTCCGGGGTGAGGGGGCCCATGTCCTTTCGTTCCTTGTTGATCTGGGCGATTTCTTTGCGCCAGTTCTGGCCGTAGTTTCCGAAATACTCGGCGCGGGACATGAGACCGGCCTCGACCAAGGCGATGTCGCTCATGGCGTCGCGGGAACTGTCCACGGTGATCGAACGTGGCGGGATCCAATCGACATGATGCCAGCGGGTCGTCGACGGGAGGTCTCCGTTCTTGATCGCCACGGCAGCGGCGTATCTCCAGACGCGGCGCATGAACTGGGAAATGAGAAGGTTTTGCCGCTGCTCGAACCGGCGGGCGGCCTTGGCGGTGATGAGCCGAGTATTCGCTCCGGAAATTTTTTCACTCGACCAAATAAATTCATACGGAAGACCCAATCCGAGGCAGGCGGCGCGAATGTATTGCTCAAGGTGGGCGTCGAGCTTGGCATTTGGGCGTTCCATCTGGAAATTGGAAACGTCCTGGTCGTTCCTGACATTCAGGATCGCACCGCCTCCCCAGACGGTCTGCATGGCGCGCTGGTCGTCATTGATGGAGGCATTGTCGAGGGTGATGGGGCCGAACATGCCGGTCGAGGATCCGGTCTTGCTCTTCACGACGAGCGAAATGGTGCTGGCGGCTTTGGCGGCCTGCATCTCGAGGCGGAGGAGCTCGTCACGGTCCAGGCATGTATTGATCGCCACGGCAATCCGGGGATACCCACGCACCTGGTCGCAGCGCTCGGGCTCAAAGATATGGATCATGTCCCGGGCAGGAACTTTCTTGAATTCCCCGACGCTGGTGAGGATCCAGTAATTCTTCGGCCGGCCGAACTTGTCGATCTGGACGCCGTCAAAGATGTCCTCTCGGCCTGCTAGGTCGGGTGGGGTCTGGACACGGTGTCCCTCGATCATCTGAAGCTGGGCCGTCCGTTCGTCGTCGCTCTTGGTCAGGATGGCAAATATCTCGCCATCGCGGTCGATGGTCTCGGAAACAAGGAGCTCCAGGGTGGGCAGATCGAACTTGCCGGTGACCTCGGGGTAGCGCTGCCAGTGTTTCCACCAGTCCTCGGCCTGCTGATCCCATGCGGAATCACCCGAATCGGGCAAAGCCTGCAATCCCGAGCCGACCGAATAGCGAGCGAGGTCGGTGATGGCTCCCTTCACGATGGGGTTGTTTAGGTACAGCTTGCGGGAGAGCGCCACCAGACGCATGCGGTCGATGTCGCCGATGTCCGTCCGGGAATCGGCGGCGCGGGCCCAGACTAGCTGTCTCTCACTGGGACGCCACCCGAGGGCGTCCACCATGCGGCCGATGTATGCGGTGATATTCATGATTTAGTAGGTTCCTCCGAAGCTGATGTATGTGACGGGCAGGCCGAGGAGCTTTCCGTTCAGGATGTCCTGCGCCTCGAGGACGATCTCAAGCAGATCCTCGCTGGAATAGTTCATGAGCATGGACGCGCTGCGCCCTCCGGCGCTGCTGCTCGCCACGAACGCCGACTGGCCGGAACCGGAGAGGATGCGGTCGGTGCATTGTTTCTGGATCGCCTGAAGCTCCGCCAGCGTGAAGGCGCGGCTGAATAGGAGGGCTCTCGTCATGCGGAATCCCCCGCGTCAACGGATCCAAAGTGATCAGAGGGGAGGGTTGTCATGGCGGATCCGCCGGTACTCGACCGGGGTGATGTATTTCGCACCGAACCGGTGGATGATCGTCGCCAGCGTGGCCGCGAGGAGCGGGTCGTGGAGCTCGCCGGGCTGAAACCGGTGGGCTTTTCGTAATTCGGAAACGACGCGTTTCACTTCGGCATCGGTGCGCGGGGGCTTCCAACTCATCCCTCGCCGACCACGGTGATGAGCGGTCCGCTCGGTTCGGCGGGGGTGTTGTTCTGGAGCCATTCTCCACCGGCGAGCAGGAGCATCTTTTCACAATCCCCAAGGTGGTTGGCCCCAACGGTGCGCCATTCCAGTCCAGTCGCCCCCCGGGGGCCGCGTTTCTCGACAAGGCGCTCCCCGGTGAGTTGCGTGATGTAGTCGCGGCGCAGATCGCGGGGAAGGTGCCAGGGCACCTCGCGGCGCTGGATGGCCTGAAGATAGAGGCGTTCCTTCCACCAGTCGTCGTCGCCCTGGTACATGGGGATCATCTTGTCCCGGGACATGATTTCCCCAAAAACGACGGGGGTTTTCATCCCTTGGGAGACGGTGCGGCCCTTGTACGCGGCCCAGGTGCGGGGCCATCCGCTGACGAAATCGTAGACGCCCGCAGCCGAACGCGCGGCATAGCCGGAATCGACGATGCCGAACTGGCAGGCGATTTCTTTTCCGGAAGGGGTGGGATATTTCTTGGCAAAGGTGATGCGGATCGCCTCCCATCCGATCGCCGTGCCGTAGTCGATCAAGTGACTGCTGCCATCGAGGTGAAATGCGCGGATGGCCCACCAAAGCTCTGTCTGCTGGACGTCCACTCCCATCATGAGGACGCCGGGATCCTCAACGGGGATTTCGCCGAGGCGGTAGTCGGGGGAAGCCTTGACCACTTCCTCGATTTCACCGCTCTTAATCGTCGCGGCCTGCGGTATCCAAGGGAGGGCGAGGGTGGAATTAATAAAGCTGCGGAGGCCGCCGGGGCTTTCTTTCTCGCGGAGGAAATCAATGGCAAGCTCGCCCCAGGAAACCCACGGGGAATAGAGGGCATTGAGGTGGTAGCTGTGGACGCCTCGAGGGGCGTCTGGATTGCTGGCGACCCATCTGCCGCCGCGTAGCATGGCGCTCTTGTGATGTTCTTCGATCACTCTGGCGCAGCCGGCGCAGATGATGTGCGCGGAGGCCGCGACCTTCCTGAAATCCCACGCATCATCCTGTCGTGCTGTCTGATCCCAACGGACGGCCTCCCACTCCAGTTTCTGCTGATGATTGCATGACGGGCATGCGACGAGATAGTGGCGCTGGTCGCCGGATAGCCATTCCTGCCAGATGGACCCGGTGTCGAGGGTGGGGGTGCTGGTTTTGAGCACCATCCCCTGGGGGAAATTGCGGGTGCGTAGCTCGACGAGGCGCAGTGCACCGGCCTCGCGTTTCGATTCCTCGGGAAACTTGTCGATCTCATCGGCCACCACCAATCCGCATGACCTCGATGCCAGGGCGGAGGCGCTGCCGGCACCGACGAGGTCGAGATTCATCTTTCGCATCGCCATCGCAAGGTTTTGATAGCGGTCCGGATCCTCGGGTTTTTCCGCTGCAAGGGCGGGGCAATCGTCGATCAGGGGCTGAAGGCGATCTCGGCTGAATGATCGGGCGAGGTTCTCGCTCGGCATGGCCCAGAGGGCAGGGGTGGGCTTGCAGGCGATCCGGTAGGCGAGGGCCGCGAGCATGGTCGTGGTCTTCGATGTCTGGGCCGCCCAACAGAGGGTGACCGATTTCACGCCGAGCTCGCCCGTTTTGTCCAACGGCTCGCGAACGTAGGGGGTCAGGAGCGTGCTGTATTTGCCCGGAGACGAGCTTGAACGCGCCGAAATGATCAGATTGGCCTCCGACCATTGTGAAACCGTCTGGCGGGCCGGTGGCATCCATGCCGCCTTTTCCTCGTTTTCGATTTCCAGCTCTTCGATCATGCTCGGTGATGCCTTGTTATGATTCGGAGACGGATAAAAGCGTCCGCTCGGCCCATTCCTGAAGGGCCAATGCTGCCAGACCCGGGTCGGAAGGGTTGCAGCGCTTCGCCAGGGCGTCCGAAATGGAAAGAAGGTGATCCTTGATGGCCGCGATGCGACGGAGGTGGATGCTTTTGATCGTTTCTCGATCGACCAGCACCCCCACTGCCTGCTGATGTTTGATGAAGTCCATCTCGGCACCCGCTCTTCCCGATCTGGCGGTCGCATAAGCCTTCAGGGCGGCGTTGATTCCATCGAAATCCTTGGCTGCGAGACGCTGCTGAAAAAGGGCATAGGCGGCACGCTCGGCTTTTCGGGCCCGATCTCGGACGGCCTCGGGTGATTCGACATCGAGGAGCGATGCCGGATCGACATCAGCACCATCAGCCACCGGCTCCGGGGCCGTGACCGTGGGGAGGAGCTTCACCCGGGCCGATCGCTGACCGTGACCTAGACGCCAGGACGAGGCGGCCTCAATCGTGGAGGTGGGCATGCCTTTCTTAATCCACTTGAAAACGGCCTGACGGCTGCACCCCCACGCCTGGGCGATTTCGGCAGCTGTACTCATGACCGGAACAAGTAAGTGTGGAACACGGAGGGCGGATTCATTCCCGACGCCCCCTGTCAACCTTGGGTTTGCAAGGTTTCGCGCTAATTTCAAACGCCAGTGCGCCCAAC